AACTTGCGCAACTCTAAGCTACCTTTCGGCTTGCGTCATCGCATCTGAGAATAGCTAACTGTCCTGGGGCACGACATAAAACTACCCCCACAATCTCATCGCATTAGATCCTCATGACAATCCGAATCAGCTTTTTTGCACCTTACCCTCGCTTCAATGGTGAGAGAAAAACACAAGAATTTAAGACAATCTCAGAGGCTAAGAGTATGGTGAGCTTCTACAACTCTCTGGGGTTTTATGATGCAAAAGTCGAAACTTTTGCCGATAAAGTATAATTAAAGTTTTGTGTCAGGGGCGGCTGGCCTGGCCCCCCTGGCATGGTAGGATTGGTGAAACCGGCAGAGGCTCCGAAGGCTGTTGACGACTCGTAAGCCACAGTCACCCTGCCATGAAATAGTAGTGTGACGGTTTGTAACGGTTTGGCGATCCGAGCCACGGTGGCGCCTTCCTAGGTTCTAGATTGGTGGAGCCAACGCAATCGAGCCATGCAAACCGCCACCGCCGACCGTTCCGCCGCCATCGCTCGCGCCGCGCGTCATGCTGCCCTGCGCGACCCCCAGACCCTCACTGTGACCGCTCGTGGGGAGTCTGTGACTTTTGAGAGCCGCCTGAGCGATGACGCTGCGCAGGATCTCCTGCAGTATTGCGCCGGACGCTTTGCGCAGTCCCTCTCGCAGCAATCCTACGAGCGTGGCCTGTCACCGGCTCAATTAGCCTGGGCTCACAAGCTCTCCACTGATCTGCTGCAGGCAGAATCTGCAGAGGATGCTAACAGCGAGCCGCAGTTTAACAGGCTCTTTAGTGTTTTTCAGGCTGCAAAGTCTCGCGGATTGAAGCGACTCACACTGCGTTTAAGCGGTGTTAATGTTAAGCCAAACCGTGATCTTACGACCCTATGGGTTACTTCTCAGACTGAGACTGAGGAGGGTAATTATGGTCCTCAGCCGAAGTATCTCGGTAAAATTACACCTAACCGCCTGGATTCTCGCCTGGCCGATGACATTAAAGCGGTGCTACTTGAGGCCGCCAGTGATCCTCTGACCGCTGCAGTTCGCTACGGTAAAGAGACTGGCAGCTGCAGCTGCTGCGGTCGTGATCTCACAAATGCTCAGTCAATCGAGCTGGGAATCGGTCCTATCTGCCGCGAGAAGTTCGGCCTCTAGGTATAACTAACCGACCTGGGCATGTCGTTAAACTGCCCCCACAATCCCATCGCTATTTGATTCTCATGATCAGCAATCGTGGCACCATTGTTTACACCCCCAGCGGTGCAGATCTAGTTAAAGTTTACCTCGAAGTGTGCGAGCTTATCGTATGCTTTGCGGTCGCAATCGTGAAGGAATTCTTTACTCTAACCGTTCGCACGGTGGACTTTATCGGACAGTGGCAAGAATGGCGCGGTTTCTATCGCATTGGCCCTGTAGAAGTGGGGTTTGATCTACAACAACAGTGGGATGATCTAGAGGCAGTTTGGTATACCTGGGACATGAAAGGTGTGGGGTTCAGTGTCTACTGGTGCCGTCAGAATGGCTGGCAGAAGGTAAGCTGGCACTGAGATATTGGGGACTGGCAGTGTAGCTTACTGTTGGTCCCCTGTTTATACCTAACTGTGGCGTTTAGAAGGTATAAAAGACAGTCGAAAAAGTGTCACAGGGACAGTTGACGGATCGTCCATGCCGTGGTAAGGTTGGGCCATGCGGCCAAAAAACGATGGGACCCCATAAGCTATAAAGCTATCCACTCGCCTCATAAGTATCAAATCCGCATAAAAAACAAAAATCCCCCCACCAAATAAAAATTTCCCCCAGTAAAAAATCGCATGAATAGGTCGCACCTACAAATAAATCAAAAAACCATCAGGTCTCAAAAAATCCGCCAGCAAAAAAGATCCCCCAAACCCCCCACGCCATATTGGAATTTTTGGAGAGCTGTGTTTGCTGGGTGGCTAATCAGATACCCAAAGACTTTTATGAAACTGATTGGTTTACCAATTGGGTTTATTTTAGTGGTGCTATATAATGCGTCCAGATAAAAGAATCGGATGAATAAACTATATCACATATATGTAAAAAATGAATGTGTATATCAATCATTACCAAAAGAAGATTTCGATATATTATGGGATTTCGTGCAGAAGCTGACATGGCTTACTGTTATCGATGAGAACGATATACAATACGAAGAAATTACATTGAACAAGGAATTAGTATTGAATTCATCCCATTGACAAAAGACAAATAGAACGCTAAAATTGAATTGGAGTGTATTTTAATCCATGGCAAAAGGTTTTACAGTAAAGGCAAAGGCTCCCATCGCTGAAAATAGAGAAGAATGGGATTATGAAAAAATTAAAGAAAGAATGAAAGGTAAGAGCATCGTATTTTGCCTACCAGGCAGAGGATGTTCATTTGTATTTCTAAAGGCATTTGTTCAGTTATGTTTTGATCTTGTACAAAATGGTATGAGTATTCAAATCTCACAAGACTATTCGAGTATGGTAAACTTTGCTCGTTGTAAGTGTCTTGGGGCGAATGTACTTCGTGGGCCAAAGCAGGTACCATGGGATGGAAAACTAAATTATGATTATCAATTATGGATTGATAGTGATATTGTTTTCAATAGCGAAAAGTTCTGGCAACTATGTGATCTTGCACTTTCAGAAGAAGGCGAAGATAAAGAGATTGTTGCTGGTTGGTATGCAACAGAAGATGGTCGTACTACATCAGTTGCTCACTGGCTCGAAGAGGAAGAATTCCGTCAAAATGGTGGAGTTATGAATCACGAAACCGTAGAGAGCATCAGTAAGCGTCGGAAACCATTTACAGTAGATTATACTGGTTTTGGTTGGGTTCTTATTAAGAATGGTGTATTCGAAAATCTAGAGTATCCTTGGTTTGCACCTAAGATGCAAGTATTTGAATCTGGTGCTGTACAAGATATGTGTGGAGAAGATGTCTCATTCTGTCTTGATGCAAAAGAACAGGGATTTGAGATCTGGTGTGATCCTCGTATTCGCGTTGGTCACGAAAAAACTCGTGTGATCTGATGACTTATGATTAACATTTTGTATAAAGGAAGAAAAATTTATACAAATTTAACCGAGGAAGAGTCTACAGAGGTTCTTCTGGAGTTAGCAGAAAAGTCTTACAATGGTGAAATTGATGCAAATGAAATTGAATTGGAGGAAATCTAATGGCTAAAATCAAAAGTCTGAATGGATCAGATAAAATTGAGTCCAAACCCAAATCTACTCGTCAGGGTGCTGGGAAAAACACAAAATATTCTGCAACGAGCAGGAATAAGGCACGGAAACCATACCGAGGCCAGGGGAATTAAATAAAATAAGTATACAAGAGCCTTATGGCTCTTTTTTTATGTCTAAAAAAGATTACATTTTACAATGGATAAAGGAAATATCAGAAGTAAGACCTGAGCTATCTGGGTTTTCTGTGTGCCCTTATGCTAAATTGGCCCTTTATGAGGTAATTGAGGTTAATATAGACAAAATTGAGCCCGTATTAGGTTATGATGTGATCATTTATGTTGTAGAGGATGATCTGAGTCCATCTGAATTGGACAAATGGGTCGAATATTATGACATAAAGTATGAAAATTGGACATTTTTCAAAGATTGTGCCGCACATCCGAATTTTATAGGCCAAATTCAGACAAGTAATAAAAAATATAACCTAATCTTAGCTCAAGAAAAGGAAAAATTAAGAAAAATTAGAGAAAAATTGAGTAAGACCGGCTATTATGACCTTTGGGATGAAAAATATTTACAAGAAATACTAAAAGACGATAATGATCTTATAGATAATGTATGATTTTCAACCTTATTTGTATGTCAGAAGAAAAAAACTTAATCAGAGAAATCATTACTGACGACTACAAGCCAAAAACACACAATTTTTCAATACAAAATGAATTCCATGAAAAAATTCGCAATGAAGAAGACTATGATGACTGGGAATATGGTACAGAGCCCATACCTTTGAATGATTGGAAGGTGAATAAATAAGAAAGAATCTTATAAGTCTATATTCTAAATGCCTTTAGAACGAGTTAGTAAGGGATTTAAAGACATTAGCATGTCATTTAAGGTGAATCCTTTTAATTATGACCTAATTGACATTAAAAATGAGACTGCAATTGCTCGTTCAATTCGAAATTTGGTATTGACTTCTAATGGGGAAAGATTTTTTAATCAAAATCTTGGCTCAAGAGTAAATAAATTGTTATTTGAGAATATGGATTCAATAACTGGATCCATAATTGAAGATGAGATAAGAACTACCATCAATAACTATGAGCCAAGAGTATCTTTAATTTCAGTTAGTGCTACACCAAATTACGATCAAAATGAATTTGAAGTAACAATAAAATATGAAATTATAGGTATTGATGTATTACCACAGCAATTAACATTTGCACTATTGCCAACAAGATAAATGTCGCTAGTAAATTTTACTAATTTAGATTTCGATCAAATAAAGACTTCAATTAGAGATTATTTAAGGTCAAACTCTAATTTTAGTGACTATGATTTTGAGGGATCTAATTTATCTACAATTATCGATGTATTGGCATATAATACTTACATCGCATCATATAATGCTAACATGATTAGCAATGAGGTTTTCATTGACTCTGCAACATTAAGAGAGAATGTAGTCTCTTTGGCAAAAAACATAGGATATTTGCCAAAGTCAAGAACTTCTGCTAGAGCAAGTATAAGTTTTTTTGTGAATACAACTAATTCTTCTTTGAATTCAAATTTTTTAACCTTGAAAAAAGGTATTGTATGCACATCACCAAATACTACGACATCATCTAGCTTTACATTTTGTATTTTAGATGACATAACAGTTCCAGTTGTAGATAATATTGCATTATTTGAAAATATTGACATATATGAAGGAACATTTATCGCTACTAATTTTTTGGTTAATGCATCGGATCCAAATCAAAAATTTATTTTAGATAATGCAAATATAGATACATCAACGATTAAAGTTGATGTGAGAGATACTCAACAGAGTTCAACTAGAAGACCACATGTATTCAAAGAAAATCTTATTGATGCAAAATCTACTTCAAGAATTTATTTTTTACAAGAAGTAGAAGATGAAAGATATGAATTATTGTTTGGGGATGGCGTATTTGGCAAGAAATTAGAGACTGGAAACTTCATAGAAGTTTCATACTTAATTTCAAACGGACCAGATGCAAATAGAATAAATTCTTTTAATTTCGTTGGCAAAATCGTAGATGATTCCAACAAAATTTTACAAGGCGATTTTTCTCTAATTACTGTAAATTCAGTCTCAGACTATGGACAGGAAAAAGAGTCTATAAGTTCAATTAAAAAGTATGCTCCAAGAGTATATTCTGCAAATAATAGAGCAGTAACTAATTCAGATTATGAATCTATTATAACCAAAATATATCCAGAAGCAGAATCTGTGACTGCATATGGTGGAGAAGAATTGAACCCCCCACAATATGGTAAAGTTTTCATTGCAATAAAACCAAAATATGGAGCTAGGTTCTTATCTACTACAGTTAAGAATAATATAATAAATGATCTAAAAAAATATAGTGTTGCTGGTGTTTTACCTCAAATTATAGATCTAAAATACCTTTATGTTGAAACAGATTCTGATGTATATTACAATAGAAACTTAACTTCAAATGTAAACGACATTTCAACACAAATAAAACAAAACATATCTGATTATTCTAAATCAAAAGATTTGAATCAATATGGTGCAAGATTTAAGTATAGTAAATATCAAAAATTAATAGATCAAACTAATGATGCCATAACATCTAACATCACTAGAGTCTCAATGAGAAGAGACTTACTTATAACATTAAATCAACCTGCGACATATGAGATTTGTTTTGGTAATGCGTTTTTTGTAAGAGATTGTGATGGATTTAATATACAAACATCTGGATTTAAAATAAGAGATTTCTCTGATGTCGTATATTTTGCTGATATCCCAAATCAACAAAATCAATCGATTGGAGAATTGGTATTATTTAAACTAAATTCTGGTCTTGAGCCACAAATTTTGAGAAGAAATGTTGGAACTATAGATTATGACAAAGGAGAGATTTACATATATGCAATTAATTTTACTGCTACTGCCAAAACATTTGGTGGAAATCCAATTATAGAGATTTCTGCTACTCCAAAATCAAATGATATTATAGGATTACAGGATCTTTATTTGCAACTAGATATTAATAAAGTATCAATAAACATGGTACCAGATACTATATCATCAGGTGAATCCATTTCTGGTTCCAGTTATACAGTATCACCAAGCTACAAAGAAAATAACATAGTAAGAAAATAATGATTAAGAAAAGAGTCAAAATATCCTCAATAGTTGAGAATCAACTACCTCTTTTTGTGAGAGAGGAATATCCTTTAATATCAACTTTTCTTGGTCAATATTATAAATCTCTTGACAGTGAACAAGGATCTACATACGATATACTTCAAAATATAGATCAATATATTAAATTAGATAATATTACAAATTTAATTGATTCAACTAAAACTACTGTTGCAGTAGAATTTGGATCAACAAATATTAGTGTCATTTCAACAAATGGATTCCCAGATAATAATGGATTGATTGATATTAATGGTGAAATAATTTTATATGAAAGCAAAAATGAACAGCAATTTTTGAATTGCTCAAGAGGATTTAGTGGAATTACATCATATAAAACTAACAATAAGCCGGATCAGCTAACATTCTCCACTTCAACTGTAGCAAATCATGCTACTGGATCAACGGTATTAAATCTAAGTGTTTTACTATTAAAAGAATTTTTTACTAAAGTTAAGAAACAAATTGTACCTGGATTTGAAAATACTGAAT